GTATGATTACTAAATAGTATTGTAGTATCAGCCTCTGCGGCTTTGAACGTGAGAGTTCTCATCATACTCTTGAGACCTTTCGCGCGAGTACCCATGTCTACAGCAGTTTTGTCTTTGGTTATGTCTTCCATTTCTTTTTGACTAGCTAAATTGCCTAAGCTGTCTATACTGATGATAAATTTACCTTGTTGGCCAGTCTCAATTATTTTATCCAAAAATTTAACAATTTGGTTTCGTGTCTCTTCTACTGTCTGTACTGGTACATATTTGACCTTTTCCGGATCTAGACCTACACCTCGTACACTGCTTTCATCAACTGCAGCTTCTGTATCAAATATGACTGGAATGAGCCCTTGTCGCTGCGCGCCAGCTAATATTTTATTTATTATGTAAGTTTTACCAGCCATGCTTGGTCCAGCAAAACCAGTGACACGGCCTTTCGGTACACCTTTATATAAACTACCACTTATTATGCTGTTTAATACCAAACACCCAGTATCATGCCAATCTTTAACATTGCTTAGTGTACTTTCGGTCAAAAACCCGGCTAGTGGGTTCATTTTGTCGATACTGTCTAGAGCTTTTAGTGCATCCGCACTGACAGATGACTTTTTACTCATTTACTGTCGCGACTTCAGCATCTTCTGCTGATTTTTTTTCGTCAAAAAGTTTAACTTCTTTCGATTGCTTAACTGCACCCGGGAATGCTTCAGTTGACTCTGCTTTAGATATTTCCGGAGGGTTAGTGTTAGCTTCTTTAGTCATCATCTTTTCATACTGATCGTATAGTCTTTTGTCTAAGTCAAAATCTTCAGCAATAGCAACTGATGCTTTGTCAAACGTCCATTCGAGTCCAGTGGCTCGTTTATTTACACCTACAAATTCTCTAAAAAAGAATGGTATCAGCTGTACTGCCAATTGGCCAGTCTGTTGATTTGGTTGAATGAATAATGTCGCGGGATTTTTCAGAACAATTGTGGATTTATTTTCAGAACCATTTTCTCCGACTATGGTTCTCCCGGCGGCGTCTACTATAACTCTTAGTTTTAAACTCATAGATATATGATATGATATATCAACACGTAAATCAACTGATATTATTGTAAATATTCATATCAGTTTTATACCAGCTTAGTATCTTGCCTCTGTTTATATTGTTGAGTGTTATATTCATAGTTTTTGATTGTCTTGATTTATTTATATGCGGTAATCCTTTGTAATACTTTCTAGCATGTGGTACTACACGTTCTAAATCAATTTCTAAATTGTTAAAATTTAAAATATGTGTAGGTCTACATGTGTTGATCCAAGTGAACTGTGGTTTAAAATGTATAAGATCGGTAATAGATTTTATATTATCTTGAAAATAGTTAATAAATTTATTTATATCATTACATAAATTATGCTTATGCATTTGATATCTGACATTACCTTTAGGCAGCTCTAGGTTACAATTGTATTTGTATGCAGATACAAATCTATCAACAGGGTGCCGTACGATACAAAATCTAACGTAGTCATCTGTAAGGTATTCAGCGTCGATGAAGTGATCTGCTGTTTCATGTTTTAATCCAAATGCATCAACAACAGACAGTCCACCTGTTTTTGGTATGTGTATAAATACTAGATTAGTATCATGTATACGTTTCATTATTTATCACGCGAAAAGTTCAAAAAGGTCTGTCTGAACCGCCATGCCAGGTTTCTTAGCTTTCCACTTTACACAATCGTAGAAGCGCTCGATTATACTATACACAATTTTGTCGAACATTAACTCTCTGTCTACTTTGAAAATATCTTTAAATTCTTCCGGGTAGTAATATTTATATCCTACTGCATTAGCACCATACCTGTTAGGTTGTTGTACATAAAAATAACGTACTTTATCACCGGAACCTATTTGCTCATATTTTTTATCCAGATTCAGCTTTTCTAAGATCTTGTTATACATGTAACTAGCCTTAACGTGTATCGGCATGCCTTTACACGTGTTGAAGTCTGTACATTTACTTGCATATTTATCGTATTCCTTGCACCCCATAGCGAAAGCTATATCTTCAACTGGTAATCCTTTGAATATATCGTATGTTTCGTTCAGTATTTTATTAGTTTCACCGAAGTTTTGACCTAGCATCATGGTCTCAATAATCTTTTTTATGTATGGTTTGACTGGTTCAGGGATTGTAGTCCGGACTACTTCTACTCCTGTATATTTGAATTTATTCACCGGGATTCCTTCATCATCCAACACATGCAAGACATATCTCTTTTTTTCTAAAAACATTCCTACATCAGCTATACATTCTCTCTTGAAGACAAACCTAGGGTCCTTACTGTTCAAGTTACGTTGGGCCCATGATGTTATATTTTCATTCAAATCGTTTTCAATTTGTTGTACTAGATCGTACGTAGACTTATTTATTTTACCGTCATTACATAAGGTTTGTTGTAGACTATCTAAAATTGGTCGAATACTTATATAACTAGAATCAGTATCATTGTACTTAATGATGTCTTCTACTCTCAGATTTGTACTGTTCGTTATTTTTTTGGCGAAATTATACAAAATTTTATTTGATTGCTTGATAACGGCCTGTCCAGTGAGGGTTATACTTCGAGCTATATCACTATCACCTAGTGGGGCATATTTATTACCAAAATAACCATATATACTGTTGATCAATATCTTTACCGTGTATTGCTTGACCCACCATGTCTCTGATTCATTCTTTTTGTTACGATAATTAGGGTCTGTGTCATTAAGTTTTGATAGTTCGCGTCTAGACCTGTCTAATTCCTTCTTAAACTCGACACGTTGTGAGTATAATCTATCAACTATTTTAGGTATTATACCTTTTGTCTTTTGACTGAATAGAGCTTTGGCTTTAGTTATCGCAATCTCTTCTTTTTTTACAAATTTTAAAAACTTTTCATGTGTCAATTGGAATAATTTACCGTTAACATGTTTAATTGTAACATGGGTGTCTGTCTTTTCTACTATTGTACCTACTTTTGTTTCTGGTGAGAGATTTAAGGTTATCATGGTACTAGGATACAGACTATTTGCATCAAAGCTTACTATATCATGTTGGAAGCCACGTTCTGGTTCACCAACATATGCCCCTTCATACTTACCATCTTTAGTATTTTCCTTTATGAATGTAGGTATTACATAACCGTCTTTACGAGCTTGTATTACAGATGCTCCGGTAATGACTGTAAGTGTTCCCATAGCACTTTCTAGGGTTGATAGCCCTACATATGCTAACATTCTCAATAGTTTTAAATACTGCAACTTATCTTCCATCCGTACTAACAAGTTTACATCTTGAATATTATAATCAACAAACGTCTTCCAGTCCTCATCAGCAAGTGTAGCTAAGTTGATACCTCCATAATCTATTTTTTTATCACCGAGTTCAAATTCCGCAATTGTATCGAGTTTGTAATTTTCTCTCAAACCCATACTGAATTTTTTATATATGTCTAGATAATCTAAACTTGAAACACCTTTGATGAACCATCTTAACCGGCTTCGTCCGAACTGCCCGGCGATTTCTCTGCAGTATACATCACCTACCGGACTCAATTGTTTATATTCATTTTCATCTAGGATACGTCCCATTCTAGAAATTATATACGGTACATCAAATAGTTCACTGTTCCACCCTGTAATTACATCTGGATAATCATTCTTTACGTAAGAAATGAATCTTCGTAACATTTCAACTTCGGTCTTGCAGTGATAATATATAATATCCTTTGAACTAATGTTGTCTCCGGCGGTTTTAATGTTAGTGGTTTCATACTCCTTGGTACCCCATGAATAAAACTTGTTAATTAGTGTATCATATATAGTTATTACGTTTATAGGGTGAGATGGGTTGTCGACATCTGGGAAGGTATCTGGACTGTATGTTTCAATATCAATAAACAGTATCTTTAGTACATTTTCTGTAAACTCTGGTGATTCATTATGTTGCCAGTATTGATCTATTAAAAATTGTTGTTCGCTAGGTATATTTTCAAAAACTCTCTTAACACCACAATCTTTAACAAACTTATATCGGTCGTATTGTGTACGAAACGATCTTTTTTTAACGTTTGTGTTAAATATACTTAAACCATTACTCTTACCATTAGTTTCGTAATAAACATATGGGTTGAAGCTCGTGTCATACTCTACCCGTTTACCAGATTTGTCCCACGTGAAGAGTTTACATGTTTCATTTTTAGGGTCATATATAACGTTCCTGTACATACAGTAGAGTATATACTATAAATAACCTCAAGTCAATTACTTTTACTTGAGACGAAGCAAATGACCTTGGTAGCCAGTAATAACGTCGGCTAAAATTTTACCAACCTGTGCTTGATTCAATTTGCTAGACATTATATTATCTATTTCAGCAACTAAAGCAGTACTTAAGTCAATCAATTCAGTATGTTTTTCCGTTATTTCTGCAGTTTTTCCTTTTAATTGCTTTAATTCCGCTTCTAGATCAGATTTTGTTTGTTTAGATGTCATTCAACTTATTTATATTGACTCTATCCGGAGATCCATACTCATATTGGTATAATTCACAGTATTTTCTTCGATTTGGTTCATTTTCCAACCATTTAGCTGTAGTATTTTTATAGTTTTTATCACATATGTTCATATATTCCTTCTTTGTAGACAATATCTTGATGATATTATCTATCATCTGATCACCGGTAGTGAATAAGTGTTTACATTGGGAATATACTCCAATATCTTGACATGTAGCAGGTATACCTAACGCGGAGCATTCTAAATACTTTATATCACTCTTACATCGATTAAAAATATTATCTGCTAGCGGTATTATTGCAGCATTTATATTCAAACTATCAATATAATACGGGTAATCTAGTAAGTGTGACCATTTATGGAACTCAATTTGACCGGAATCGACATATTTTTTCAATTGAGTAGGTAGACCACCTACGAAAACCCAGGTAAACTTGTCAATATTATTAATAATACTCTGCATAACATGCGAAAAATCATCTAAGTGGTTATTTTTTTGATGTATATCGAAGTGAGTACTACTACCTGCATATAATATTCTAGGTTTTTTGCGTGTTTTATCATATCTCTGACTAATTTTTTTAGTATCATACAGATTACCTATCCAGAAGCGAGGTGGATAGTTAGGAATGACTGTAATGTTCTTCTGATTTGTCTCTTTCAGAAAATATTGTTTCATTTGTTCACTAACTACTGTCATTTCATCACAAAACTCCATCATTCTTTTGATAGCACCTATAGTTTCGTCTGATACAAATGCGTCTTTAAAGGCATTATAATTAGGTATGTCTTTCCCTATACATACATCATCGATTTCGTATATAATCCGCGCGTTTGTATGCTCCTTTAGAAAATGTAAGTACTTCTCTTGACCAGGGGTTGCCTGGCGTTGGACCCGAATACAGTTTACATCAATAAAATATTTTGGGTCAGATACCATTACTGTTGAACTTTGCATGACGCAGTGTCGGTAGCTATTCATAACATGTTCTGGCCAGAGCATTCTCCAGTGACCACAACCAGTATAGTCTGCTATATAGTTCAAGTAACGTGGTAGTGTGTTTTCCGGAAGCTTTGACCGAGGTATCATATCACTTGGTTGTTTGTATGGTGAGATGAAGGCATTGTTACCGAATATATTACCTTGTGGAGATGGGTTTAATGGGTTTACGAACATTTTTATAGATTTTTTGTAAAGTTACATCTAGTTGTGATACCATTTTCCTTTTGTAGGAAGATAACATCT